AGTGGACAAGTAAGAATTGAAAATGTACCACCAGAAGAATTTTTAATTAATAAATATGCGAAAGGAATTGAAGACGCAAGATTTGTAGGACACAGAGTTAAGAAAACTAAGTCTGAGTTAATATCTGCAGGATACCCTAAGTCTAAGCTAGAGAGAGCTTTCTCTGCACAAGAGTCTGAGTGGAAATCTGAAAGATTAGCTAGGTTTGATTACGACCAAGACTCTAGTTATCCTACAGGTGATATAGACGAGGGCATTTGGGTAACTGAATGTTACGTCAGAGTAGACTTTGATAATGACGGTATAGACGAATTAAGAAAAGTAACGAAGGTTGGAGATGAATTGTTAGATAATGAGGCTGTGGACAGTGTTCCCTTCTCCTCCCTTACACCTGTACCTATGCCTCATAAGTTCTACGGTTTGAGTATTTATGACTTAATCTCTGACCTTCAACTAATTAAGACTACCTTAATGCGTAACTTGTTAGATAATATGTATTTAACAAATAATGGGCGTTATGAAGTAGTCGAGGGTCAAGCTAACTTAGATGACCTAATGACCAGCAGACCAGGAGGTATCGTAAGAGTACGTACTCCAGGTGCTGTGTCTCCACTAGCCACACCACAATTAGACCAAAACTCTTTCAATATGCTGGGTTATCTCGATAGTATCAGAGAAGAAAGAACTGGTGTTAATAAGAACTCTATGGGTATTGGTGAAGGTGGATTAAAGTCACATCAAACAGCTACTGGTGTAGCTCAAGTAATGACAGCAGCACAACAGAAGATTGAACTAATTGCTAGGGTATTCGCAGAGACAGGAATGAAGGAACTAGCTACTAGTGTGTACCAACTAATACAAAAGTTTGAGTCTCCTGAGAAGATTGTGAGATTAAATAATAAATGGGTTACTTTGTATCCTGCTGAATGGAAAGAAAAGTTGGACTGTACCGCACAGGTTGGCCTAGGGTTTGGTAACAAAGATATGAACCTTATGCATTTAGGACAACTGGCTCAGACTATGCAAACGATTGCACAACATCCTGCTGCAGGTATGATGATTAAACCTAAGAATGTATATAACTTAGTTGCTGAACAGATAAAGTCTATGGGAATGAAGAATGTAGATGACTTCATTACAGACCCAGGAGACCAAGAACCACAACAGCAACAAGGACCTAGTCCAGAAGAGCAAGCTAAACAAATGGAAGCACAGCTCAAAGCGGAAGAGTTAAAGATTAAGATGCAGAAGATACAAACTGAAAGCCAGCTTAAACAACAAGAGATGGAGCTTGATGCACAACTACAGCAACAAGAGCTAGAACTTAAAGCACAAGAAGCTCAGGTTAATATGCAAATTAAAGCACAAGAATTAGAAATTAAAAAAGCAGATTTAGCTCTTAAACAACAAGAGTTAATATTAGAGAGGGAGCAAGGAAGGCCAGTGGCTATTGGTCCAACATAACAGGGGACAAAATGAAGGGGAAGAGAAAGGACATACAAAGAGGACAAGACGCTAAGAGATTAGTTGATGACCCTCTTTATAAAGAAGCTTTTACAGAAACAAAGAAACACCTGATTGATATGTTATTACAAACTAAAATCAGTGAAGAAGTAGAAAGGGATAGAATTTATATTACTATAAAGAGTTTAGACTTAGTGGATGAACACATTAAGTCTGTACTTAATACAGGTAAACTTGCTGAGAAGGGGCAAGAATTTTATTCAGAACAGTATAATTAATAGGGAGATAACAATATGGATTCTGCAGAGAATAACCAAGTAGTTAAGCAAGCTTTTGAAAGAGCTAAACAAGGTTCGCCAGAAGAGGCGACAAATAAAATCCTAGGATTGTGGGAATCAGATGAACAACCTACAAACGAGGAAACCGAAGCTGTTGTTAACGAGGAAACAGTAGAGGACACACAGGAAGATGAAGTTGAAAGTGAGTCTGAATCTACGGAAGTAGAAGAGTCAGGCGAACAAGTAGAGGAAGTTGAAGAAGGTGAAGAGGAAACTGAAGAGGAAGAGGTTGAACAAACCGAGACTGAAGACCCAAGCTATACTATTAAAGTAGACGGTGAGGAGTATGAAGTTAATCTTGAGGAACTTAAAGCTGGATACCAAAGACAATCTGACTACACTCGTAAGTCTCAAGCGTTAGCTGAAGGACGTAAAGAAAATGAAGCAATTCAAACTGAACGCCTAAGGTTAGAGCAAGAGAGACAAATGTACGCTAATGGTTTATCAATGTTGAAACAACAGCAACAAGACAAACTTCAAGAGTTTAATAATGTAAATTGGGAAGAACTCAAAGAGGAAGACCCATACGCATATATGCTTAAGAAAGATGAGTACCGAGACGCACAGGAAAAAGTAATGAATGCTACACAACAACAAGCGATTGTGCAGCAACAGCAACAACAACAAGAGGTACAGGCAAGAGCAACATTTGTTCAAGACCAATACTCACAGTTGGTTGAAGCTTTACCTGAATGGGGTCAAAAGAACTCAACTGTTAAAGATGATGTACGAAAGTTCGCAATCGAATCTGGATATGCTGCTGAAGAAATTGACCAACTAGCAGACCACCGTAGTGTTCTTATATTAAAGAAAGCTATGGAGTTTGACAGGTTAACTAATAAAGTAAAGCCTAAAAAGAAAGCAGTTAAGAAAGTTCCAAAGGTACAAAAGTCTGGAAGAGGTAAAGTTAAATCTGAGGCAGACAATGATAAAGCCAAGAAAAAGCGTACAAGGTTAAGGAAGTCAGGCAAACAAGATGACGCTGCTTCCGTATTTTATGATATGCTATAGTATAGGTTTACTGTAGTTACAATATAAGGAAAATAAAAAATGGCTACAAATTTTGAAACTTATGATGCAACGGCAATCCGCGAGGATTTGTCCGATGTAATTTACGATATCAGTCCAACGGAAACCCCGTTTCTATCTAGTATCGCAAAGAAAGGTAAAGTAAATAACACTTACTTTGAATGGCAGACTGACGCTCTAGCAGCAGCTTCTGGCACTAACGCGGTTGCTGAAGGTGCAGCAGCTGGTACTGCAGCAACTACTGCTACTACTCGTTTAGGTAACTACACACAAATCTCTAAGAAGGTTGTTGAAGTTACTGGTACACAAGAGTCAGTAAACAACGCAGGCAAGAAGTCAGAGATGGCTCATCAACTAGCTAAAGCTTCTAAAGAACTTAAGCGTGATATGGAGACTTCACTACTTGCTAATAATGCAGCTGTAGCTGGTTCTTCAGGTACTGCAAGAGAGACCAAAGGAGCTGCTGCTTTCATCACTACTAACGTGACTGATGCTGGTACTTCAGGTTCTCACGCTGCTGTAGTTGAGGCTGATATAACAGCAGTTGCAGAAGCTACTTGGAGTGCTGGTGGTAATCCATCAACTATCCTATTAGGTGCAACTAATAAGAAGTTAATCACTGCTATGTCAGGTCGTGCTTCTAGCACACAATCAGTTGTAGATGACAACAAGTCAATTTACAACGCAGTAGATGTATATGTTTCTGACTTCGGTACGTTCAACATTCAGTTGGACAGATATGCTGACCAGGATGTAGTATACTTCTTAGACCACGATATGTGGAGTGTTGATTACCTACGTGATTTCCAGACAGTAGATATTTCTACAACTGGTGACTCTGATAAGAAGATGCTTTTAGTTGAGTACGGCTTACGCTGTGGCAACGAAGCAGCTAACGGTCAGATTCGTTACACAACTGGTTAATAACTAGTTGACTTAGACCTCGGCTCAGGCTGGGGTCTTTACATTCAGGAGAGATACAGATGGCACTACAAAATCAAATAATAGAGAACCAAGACGGTTCACTTACCAGTGTATCAACCCAAGATAATATAGAGATTAAAAAGATTGCAGAAGACAACGCTCTTCTCAGACTTCAATCGGCACGTAACAGCGGTACAAATCAATACAAAGGTGACTCACAATTCTCACACAGAATAGCTCGTATTCCGATGCTTATGGTAGAACAGATGATGAGAGATGGTATATGGGGAAACCAAGAACGTATGAAGGAATGGATGAACGACCCAGTTAATGCCCCTTTTAGAACAACCAAAGGTAAATTATAAATGGCATTGAATACTTACGCAGGACTAAAGACGGCAATAGCTGACTGGTTAGACAGGTCAGACTTAACAGATAGAATACCAGACTTCATTACTTTGGCTGAGGCTCGTATTAACAGAGACCTAAGAATTAGACCAATGGAAGTACGTTCTACTATGACTACTACGGCAGGTAAGAGATACTTTAACTTACCAGGTGGTTATGTTCAAATGCGTAACATACAACTTAACACTGACCCTATAGCTGCACTAGAGTATATTACTCCAGAGATGTTAGATAGATTGTATGGTGGTTCATCTACAGGTAAACCAAGAGCTTACACTTTAATTGGTGATGAGATTCAACTGGCACCTATGCCAGACACAGCCTATACATTAGAGATGGCTTTCTATGAGAAGTTTACACCACTAGGTGATGGTACTGCTGGTACTGTAACATCTAACTGGTTAACTAAGAATGCACCTGATGTCATATTATACAGTGCTTTATTAGAAGCAGAACCTTTCATTAAGAATGATGAACGTATACCAGTATGGTTAGGTGCTTATGATAAAGCTATAGATAAGATTCAGAAAGCTGACGCTAGAGATAGACACTCAGGTTCACAAATGAGAGTACGTAATATCTACTCTGGAGTTGAAGGCTAATGGGCCAGGCAACGTGGGCAGA